GTGTTGAATATATCAGTAAAAAAGGCAAAGAGATGTGTCATTCTATTGTGATACCAATTGGTAGAAAATTAAGACAATCAATTTTACAAGAACAAAGAAGAGAAGCGTTAAAAGCTAAAAATGCCAGCCGTTAGTAGAAAAGGAGATACTTTATCAACAGGTCATGCTTGTGTAGGTACAACTACACTTGATACGCCAGGACAAGGTACTTGTTTTGCAAATAGTATATTAATTGCAAGAGTAAGCGACCCGACAGTATCACACCCATTTCCACCAAATCCACCTTGTGCTCCTCATGTCGCAAATGTTAATGTTGGTTCGCCAAATGTATTTGTAGAGGGTTTAGCAGTAGCAAGAATAGGCGATAGTACAGACGCAGGCGCTATGACTGCTGGTTCTGGTAATGTTTTTGCAAATGGCTAGAAAATTGTTATAAATATTACCGTTATGGCAATATTTGACTCTCAAATAACAAACAAAAGTACAAGAAGTTCCAGACCATTTAGAGATATTGATTTGGACTTTGAAAGAAACGCAGTTACAAATGATGTAAATGTTGTAGAAGACATTGTAGCTGTAAAAAGGTCAGTTGTAAATCTAGTACAAACTAATTTTTATGAAAGACCTTTTAATCCAGAATTAGGTTGTGGTATAAGAGAGTTATTATTTGAAAATTTTACACCAATGACTAAAGTATTTCTTGAAAGAAAAATACAAGAAGTTTTAATTAATTATGAGCCAAGAATAGAATTAACAAGTGTAAATGTTGATGATGACCAAGACAGCAATAGATTAGTTGTAGATATTAATTTTTATGTTGTTGGTGTACCAGGTCCACAAGTCGTTGAAACATTTTTACAAAGGATAAGATAATAAATGTCAAACAAGTTAGTAGTATCAGATTATGATTTTGACGCAATCAAATTAAATTTAAAATCATTTTTACAAGGACAATCACAATTTCAAGATTACGATTTTGAAGGTAGTTCTCTTAATATTCTTTTAGATGTTTTATCTTACAATACTCATTACATGGCTTTTCTTGCCAACATGGCAACAAACGAATTATATCTTGATAGTGCAGATATAAGAAATAATATTGTATCATTAGCAAAGATGATTGGTTACACACCATCATCACCAAGAGCACCTATAGCTAATATTGATATTATATTAAACAATGCTTCAGGCACAAGTATTACAATGAATAAAGGTACAGTTTTTACTACAACTGTAAATAATTCTTCATATCAATTTGTAACAAATTCAGATTTTACAACAACACCAGTTGCAGGTGTTTATAAGTTTTCAAATGTACCAATTTATGAGGGTACTTTAGTAACATTTAAATATACAAATGATAGTACAGATTCAGACCAAAAATTTATAATACCAAATGATAAAGTTGACACATCTACTTTACAAGTAAGAGTTCAAAATAGTGTAAGTGATACAACTCTTGAAACATACGCATTAGCAGGTGGTTATAATAATGTAACTGATACATCAAAAGTTTATTTTATACAAGAAGGTAAAGATGGCAGATATGAAATATATTTTGGTGACGGTACAAATGGTAAAGCTTTAGTTGACGGAAATATAATTATATTAGATTATATTATTACAAATGTTGAAGAAGCAAATGGAGCTAGTTCATTTAAATTATCTGATAACATTGGTGGTTTTACAAATGTTACAATATCAACAACATCAGCTGCTCAAGGTGGTGTTGAGGGTGAAACAAATGATTCAATTAAATTAAATGCACCTTTACAATATGCAGCTCAAGAAAGAGCAGTTACATCTACAGACTACGAAACTTTAGTAAAATCAATTTATCCAAATGCATTATCAGTAAGTGCATGGGGTGGTGAAGATGATGAAACACCAAGATACGGTATTGTAAAAATAGGTATTAAAGCTGCTTCAGGTTCAACATTAACAGAAACAACTAAACAAGACATTGTAAATAAATTAAAACCTTTTAATGTTGCTTCAGTTGTGCCTCAAATAGTTGACCCGGAAATAACTTCGGTTATATTAACATCAACTGTAAAATATAATACTTCAGCAACAACAAAATCAAGTGATACATTAAAATCAGAGATTATATCTTCTTTAACAGATTATAATACAAATACGCTACAAAAATTTGACGCTATATATCGTCATTCAAAAGTAACAGGTTTAATTGATGATGTTGACAATAGTATTTTATCAAACATCACAACTGTTAAAATAAGAAAAAGTTTTACACCAACTATATCATCTTCTACAAAATATGCTATCTATTTTAGAAATGCGTTATTTAATCCTCATGCAGGTCATAATAAAGCTGCAGGTGGTATTTTAAGTTCTACAGGTTTTAAAGTAACCGGTAATGATAATGAAATGTTTTTTGATGATGACGGTAATGGAAATGTAAGAAGATATTTTTTATCATCTGGTATTAGAACATATGCAAACGAAACACAAGGTACTATTAATTATACAACAGGTGAAATTATATTAAACTCTTTAAATGTAGCTTCTATATCAAATATTAGAGGTGCTACATCTACATTAATTGAAATGACAATAACTCCTTTATCAAATGATGTTGTACCAGTTAGAGACCAAATTGTAGAAATAGATATTGCAAATTCTAATATTACTGTAACAGCAGATACTTTTGTGGGAGGTTCAGCTGACGCTGGTGTGGGCTACACAACAACATCAAGCTATTAATGAGCAATGGCAAAATTTAATGAAAAAATATCAACGATACTTAACAATCAACTGCCAGAGTTTATCGTTGCAGACCATCCTAAATTTGTAGAATTTTTAAAAGTATATTATCAACTTTTAGAATCAGCAGAATTATCAGTAACAGCAATTGAAGGTACAGATGGTATCTTATTACAATCAGAAACAGGTCAATCAAACAATTTAGTTTTAAACTCTAGTCGTAGAGATACTGCTAGAACATTATTAGATGAAAATGATAAAATACTTTTAGAAGAATCTACTTATGGTAAATTTACTAGAGGTGAAACTATTAAAGGTCTTACTTCAAATGCTACTGCTATTGTATTAGTAGAAGATATTGCTAATAATAGATTAATTATTTCAGCACAAGATAAATTTTTAGATACAGAAATTGTAGTAGGTCAAAGTTCAGGTGCTCAAGCTAATATATCAAATTACAAACCTAATCCCGTAGCTAATATTTCAGACCTTGTAAACTTTAGGGATCCTGATAAAGTAATTGACCACTTCCTAACAAATATGAGAAATGAATTTTTGGCGACATTGCCAGAAAATTTAGCATTAGGTATTGATAAGAAAAAATTAATTAAAAATATTAAATCACTTTATAGGTCAAAAGGTTCAGTTCGTGGCCATGAAATGTTTTTTAGAATTTTGTTTGGTGAACAATCAGAAACATTTTATCCTAGAGAACAAATGCTTAAAGCTTCAGACGGTCAGTTTGACTCATTAAAAGTATTAAGAGTTATTGCGACAGTAGGTGACGCAACATTATTGATTGGTAGAACAATAACAGGTCAAACATCAAAGGCAACTGCTATCATAGAAAATACATCTACTTTCCAGATTGGTGATAAAACTGTTACGCAATTAATTTTAAATGCAGATACAATTCAAGGTTCATTTATAGTAGGTGAAGAAGTACAAGGTACTACATCCGATATAGATGATTATTTTATCAAAGCAAATGTTACAGGTATTCCTGGTTCTAAAAATATTACAAATGATGGTTCATTAAATACTATTACTGACTCAATTACATTGACAGCAGGTGGCCAAGGTGCATTATTTCAAATTGAAGATATTGGTCCTGGTAAAATTACAGAAATTATTTTAGACAATAAAGGAACAGGATATGAAATAGGCGACCCTTTAGTTTTTACTAATTCAGGAACGGGTGGTAGTAATGCAGCCGGTTTTGTTAAAATTGTAAATGGTGGTTTTGCAGACCAAAACGGAAGTGTAGCAGCTGCAACAGGTGTTGAAGATAGAATTGTTTTAGAAGAAGCAACAACTCAAGGTGACAGATATTCAGGTAATGTTATTGTTCAAGAAAAATTTACAGACTTACAAACTATTGAAGAAATATTTTTAACAAATGGCGGTGGTCAATATACATCTCTACCAAATGTTACAGTTAATTCATCAACTGGTTCAGGTGCAATTGTTAAAGCATACGGTGATGAAATAGGAAAAATTGTAAAACTAAAAACTGTTGAATTAGGTAGAAGTTATGAAACGGCACCTACGCCACCAGTTTTAGGTTTCTTTAACAATATGATTGTTACAAATATTATAGGAACATATGTTGTAGGAAATACTGTTACAGGTAATACTTCAAATGCAACAGGAACAATTGCAGGCTTTGACACAAATTTAGGTTTATTAAGAATTAAAAATGTAACAGGTACTTTTCAATTAGATGAAACTATAACATCAACATCTGGTGGTACATCAACACTTAAAAAATTAGATATATCAACTGCTTCAGTAAATGTAGTTGCTGTTTCAGATACAGATGGTGAATTTATTAGTGAAAGAGGTAAAGTATCAGAAACTACAATGAGAGTACAAGATAGTTTATATTATCAAGATTATTCTTATGTAATTAAAGTAGGTCAATCTATAGCTAGATGGCGAGACGCATTTAAAAAAACAATGCACACTTCAGGTTTTTATTTTACAGGTCAAGTTGATATTGAATCACAAATTACTGTAACTGCTAAAGGTCCTGTAAAAGGCGTAACATCTGGTACATTAGAAGCACCATTACTATCACTTGTAAATACTTTATTTACTACAATATTTGGTAGAAGATTAGGAACAAAATCTGACGGCACAACATTAAGAGTAAATGCTCAAGTGGGTGGTGAGATTGATGTAAGTAATGATTACAGAGACCCATTTACAGCCAACACAAGAGATTTAACAGCTAGTAGAGAATCTATAGGAATTAATTATTTAAGTAGGCAAAGAAATATATTAACTGACAACGCAGGTGTTGTACATGATATAAGAAGTGGTTATGCTTACGGTGGTCCTAGATATAGTTCATTAAATAGATACGCTAACACTGCTTTTGGTAACACAGCTATAGGTTCTCATGCAAACTCATTTCAAAATTTAAATAATTTAAGAATTGAGGGTACTAAAACAGCTCTTGACGGACAACAAGTTCCTATATTCTTATTTACATCAAGCGATATATTTGGCAGAATTAAGATGAATTATGCGTTTCCTTGTGAAATAGGAACAAACGCTGATTTATTCAGTAACACATTAACTAGATTTGATACTGACACAACAACATTTGATAAAACAACACCATAAAATGTTTATAAATAGTAAAAAGAGATAGAGGCAAATGGCAAAATTAACAATAAGTAGAGGTACTAACGCAAACGACGGAACAGGTGATAATCTCCGAGACGGTGCTAATAAAATAAACCTCAATTTTAACGAAATTTATTCAGCGATAGGTAATGGTACTAATATTGACGGTACTATTAAAATTGCTGACGATAGTTCTACAGTAGCAACAATTTCAGCTAATGGCGAAACTTTAAAAATTCTAGGTGGTACTGCTATCAATAGTGTTATATCAGGTAACACATTAACTATTTCTGCTGACGCTTCAGCTCTATTGACTGCTACTGGTACTGCTACAATGACTAATAAGACTATTGACTTAACTGACAATACTCTTTCAGGTACATTTGCTGAAGTTAACACAATGGTTTCAGACGCAACTTTAGTTGACACAGCAGCTTCTCAAACACTTACAAACAAAACAATTAATACTGACAATAATACTATTTCAGGTATTGCAGCTACAAGTTTTGTATTATCAAATGGTTCAGGAAATATAGACGGTTCGGCGGCACAAAAAGCAATACCGTCAGGCACAGTTGTAGGTACAAGTGATACTCAAACTCTTACAAATAAAACTATTAGTGGTGCAGACAACACAATTACAAACTTAACATTTGATAGTACAGCTTCAGGTTCAAAAATTAGATTTAACTTTGCAGGCACAAGTGCTTTTCCAGATGAAACAACTTATGAAGGTATGTTTGCATATGACACAACAGGTAATCAAGCTTATGTTGCAGACTCAGGTGGTTGGACAAAATTAATTAATGAAAATGCTTCAGTTGGCGATTTATCAAATGTTAACATTGTTGGTGTCGCAGACGGACAAGCATTAATATGGAGTTCAGCACAAGGTAGATTTAATCCAGGTACTGCCGGTACAACATTGACCGTACAAGAAGAAGGTTCATCATTATCAACAGCAGCTGATACATTAAACTTTGTCGGTACTGGTGTAACTGCTTCAGGAACAGGTACAACAAAAACTATAACTGTTGCAGCTGGTCATACAGCAGGTAATGATTTGGATATGAACAATCAACCTTTACATGACGCAAAATATATTTCTCACCGTTCACCATCAAATAATGTAACACAAGTTTTAACTGTTACAGTTGCAACTAAAACAACTGAACACTATTGGTACAATGATGGTTCATCATTAGGTTATGTAATTGACGGCGACCAATCTCCTCAATTACATCTTTCAAGAGGTAAATACAGATTTGACCAATCAGACGCTTCAAACGCAACACACCCATTAAAATTTTACCATGATGTAGGAAAAAATAGAGAGATGTCAACAGGTGTTACAGTTGTAGGAACAGCTGGTCAAGCAGGTGCATATGTTGAAGTAGTGTTTGATGACGCAACACCAACACCTTTATTTTATCAATGTACTGCTCACCATAAAATGGGTCATATGGTTGAATTTGATACTGGTCAACAAACAAGATTATTCATAACTACTGATAAATCAAATACAGGTAATCTTGCAGGTGCAAACTCTGGTAAATCATTTACAATTTTAGCAGATAGAAATGTAGATGATATATTAGTATTTGTAAATGGTATTTGCATGGTACCAACAGATGACTATACTGTATCGGGAACAACATTAACTTTCACAACGGCGCCGGCAAATGGAGCGGAAATTGTGTTTAGGTATCTAGGATAGGATAAAAAATGGGATTTAAAACAAGAACAATTGCAAATAATTTAACTACCGGCATGGGTGGTGCAAGTGGTATAAACTTTAGGAATATGGTTATTAACGGAGATATGTCAGTTGACCAAAGAAATTCTGGCTCAAGTTCAACAAATACCGGTGGAACATTATTTTATTTAGATAGATTTAATGTTTTAGGTACAGCGAGTGCTGGAGAGTTTGGCATTCAACAAGTAAGTGATGGACCGGCAGGTTTTACTAAATCTTTAAAATGGACAGTATCAACAGCAGACGCTTCTTTAGCAGCTACCGACAGATATGTATTAATGCATAGAGTTGAAGGTGAAAATATGGCTAGTGTAAATATGGGTACTTCAGACGCACATACAACAACTCTTTCTTTTTCTGTTAAGTGTTCAACAACAGGAACATTTGGTGGCGCTTTACTAAATGGTGATGGTAATAGATGTAATGTTTTTGAATATACAATTTCAAGTGCTGACACATGGGAAAGAAAAGATATTACATTTGTAGGAGATACTTCAGGTACTTGGCCAACAAATAATACTAGAGCAGCTCAAATTGTTTGGTCATTAGGTGCAGGTTCAGATTATCATGGAACAAAAGATACATGGGCAGGTTCTGGTCACTTTACAACCTCTGCTTCAACAAATTTAATGGCTACAAACGGAGCTACTTGGCAAATAACAGGTGTTCAATGGGAAATAGGTTCTCACGATTCGTCTTTTGAGCATTTACCGATAGATGTAAATTTACAGAGATGTCAAAGGTATTATGAAGAATATACAGGTGCAAATACTCATGGTGGTTTATATGGTAGTACGGCTGGTGGTAGTAACGGATATATCGGTCATCTTTTTTATAAAGTAAGAAAAAGAACAAGACCAACTTTTAGTAATCAGACTGGAAATGGAATTAACACACTAAATAATTCTAGTGGTAGTGATAAAGGTGGAACAGATAGTATGTATTACAATTGTAATGCCAATTCTTATATTATCAACATGTCAATAAGTGCGGAGTTATAATTATGAATAAAGAAAATATTACAAGTGCAGAATATGTCTATGACATGCAAGGTTTCAAAGGAATGATTAAAGTTATTATGAATGACAGCAGTGTGTTTTGGGTTCCTAATGAATGTCCAGAAAACACAGATTACCAAGAAATTCAAGCTTGGGCTGCAATTGACGGAAATAATATAACAGACCCAGGAGAGTAATGAAAACTTGTATAAATATAGTTAAGGAAGATTAAAATAATATGCCAGCAATAATAACAGACAGATTTAGAATTCACAATAGTGAACAATTTTCAGAGGCGT